TACCAACTTCTACATCTGAAAACTTCATTTAGGTTCCTCCTTCTGCTGCTTTTTTCTTGGCATCTTGTTCAGCTTGCCATGCTGCTTGATCTGCTTTTGCTTGTTCTAATTCTGCTTGATTAGCAGCCTCATCTACCTTAAACTTCTTGGCATTTTCTTCAGTGCTGGATGGTCCACACTTACTTCCTTTAAGTTTAGTTGCTCCATCAGCAAAGTCCATCAATCCTCCATAAATGTTCGCAATAGCATTACCTATTAGATCAAGTTTATTTTCAGAAAAGAATTTAAGTGATGCTATAGCTCTAACATCAATTGCTTTCGATTTTACTATAACCTTCTCATTACTGTCAAGTCTAATAACCCCAGTTCTACCATCATATCCATCAGCAATCAACTCAATATCAAGAGCCTCCATCCTAATCTTTCCTTTAGGTGCTCTAATAATAATATCACCACTGACAGCATCCATAGTAATGCCAGCCTCATTAAAGGCATTACCATCTGTCATTCCTACAACATTATCACCAGCCTTTACTTGAAAAGCACCAGGTGATCTACAAATTGTACTATGTCTACGAACAGTACCACCAGTACTATCCATAGTAATATAATGTTTTAGGTCATGACCACTCCTCAACATTACTGCTGATTCATTATCATCTTGATGAATATGACCGAACTGAAGTTCACCATCTCTGGTTCCATATCTAATGGTATGATAATTCTTTCTTGGTCCTGCTTCTGCCATTTATTTAATAAGTAATGGTTCCTGTTTCAGGGTCTACTGCAATATCCCCTACATCAATTCCAGTTTTGGAACTAATAAATTCAACTTCTCCTGATACTGGATTAGTAACCTTAACTGTAAAGTCATCTACAACTTCTAACTCTAAATCAGCAGCAGTGATAGGTTTAGGTTCAGGTGGTACATAATTAAAAGCATCCACTGAGAATGGTCTTAGAGTACGTGTAGTAATTGAATCCTCTCGAGGTGGTGGAGTTGGGAACGGAACAACACCAACACAATCAACAATAGAAACTAATCTATCTTGAGCACGATCAAACTCCTTAAGTTCATCCTTAGCAATTCTATCTATACAGAATTTAGGCAAGAGCACTGCATTAAATCCTGTTGCTGATTTAACATAGATGTTTGGCATACTAGTAAACCCTTCACCACCTGCTGTAACTTTAACAGAAGTAAGATTGCCCATTTCATTAAACTCAGGAACAACAGTAGCACCAATGTTTGGTTCTATAACAATAGTATCTTCAGGTTCATATCCAATACCAGGTGACTCAATAAAGACATCACATAAAGTAAGTATAGCAGGATAAGCACCAGTGCTAGAAGTAGGATAAATTCCTGGGTCAGTCTTAACTGGTAAAGAAGGAGAAGTAAATTTACCAGCTTTCTCTACCAAATGAGGACTTCCACCTCTAATATCTTCATCACCTTGTCCTACTAATGTTAACTGAGCATTCTCTATTAATTGTTTAGTAGCATCTTTATCTACTACTGCTCCATAGATATCATCTAAATTTACACCATCAACAGTATCTTTATCTAAAACTTCTGACCCTATTAATTGTTCAGATGGTATTACTTGAACATCTCCTGGTGTAAGAGGTTCAGTGGTAACTTGAGTACCTGGTGGTAGAAGAACAGTATCTCCAGGAACTACAGTGATAATATTTCCAGGAGGAGTAGGAATATTTAATGTTCCATCTCCATGAGTAAGGGATGTATCATCTGGTCTAGCCCATACTCTTCCATCTCCACCAGTACTTCCATTAGGTTGTCCCAAGTAATCAATACCTGGTTGCTTCACTCTAATATCAAGTACACCCATTTGAGTGTTACCATCCTCATCAATATACTCTCCAACAATAGGTTCAATATCTGCTCCCTGTCCTATTCCACATACATCTATTACTCTTGCTTGAGCATCATTATCATAAAATCTACCAAAAGATTTCATATCAGCACCTAATATTTCACCCAACCTTGATACAATTAAATTTCCAGCAGCACCTATACCTGCTCCACCATAGATGTCTAATGTAGGAGGACCACAAGTAACTGGTCCAGTATTACAACCAGCCTCAGAATTTTTACCAGCAATATCATCAAATGGTAATTTAAAATCAAAATCAGGAACTTTTAAGTTTTTAAGTTTATCAGAAAAACCCTTAGCAAAATTCATAATATCACCTATTCCACCACTAGAAGTAGCAGTAGGACCATCCCACAAACTCCATTCAGTAGTTTGAGGACAACCAGTATTTTCCTCACATTCTAATAATGATAGAACATCTCCAATAATATCTAAAGATTCACCTGGAACCATTTTAGAAACATCTCCCATCATACCATCAAGAGCACCAAACATATCTGCAAGACTACTATCAATAGCATTAGCTAACTGTCCTAACATTGCACCTATCATATTTTCACTAGCACAAGAAGGAACATTAACTGCTTTATTCACCATATCAGTTAAGTATCCTTCAAGCATACCAACTAAACCATCTGCTAGATTTCTAAAAAGACATCCCAATTCATCATTAACCTTTTCTACTTCTTCTTTAAGATCCTGTCTTCCATTAGGCATTCTATTATAATAACTATCTTTTAAATTAGTATTAACCTTTTCAAAAATAGTTTTTTGATTCTGTCCTAAAATCCATTTAGCTTGACCAGCTACTAATTTAGCACCTTCACTAATCAACGCTTTCTTTTTAGCATCAAGTAATGTAGTATCTACTACTAGATTTTTTTGCCACTCAGTCTTTGATCTTTCTACTGTTTCAACTGCCTTTTTTAAATTCTTTTGTATTTGCTGTATCTTAGCAGTAGGAAGTGGTCTACAATCTGAATTAACAGATAAAGGTTCTTTTACTTGTCCATCCTCTTTCATTTCAGAAGAAGATGAATCAGTTACTGTATTACCACCACTAACACTGGTAGTTAATTTATCATTAATAGGTTTACCAGAAGCATTTTCTTGACCAGATGTGATTTGTTCTGAATCATCAGCTCTTACTTGATAAGATGCTCTCTTAGATTCATTCTCTTTATATCCAGTAAAAGGAACATATCCAAAATCATTTTCCTCAATAGTACTCTGGACTGTCTGGTAATCATTATACCCAAGACATCCCATAATTACAGGTTGCTGAGCTTGATCTCCATCAATAAAGAATCCAAAAACAAACATCCCCTGAGTGATATTTGCATTTTGTGAAGAAGCACGACCACCAGCACCTGCTGTAACAGGATACATTACAGTTGCCCAAGGTAAAGACTCATCAGGAAGTACTTCTCTATCAGGAGTATGATACCCCATAATACGAACTTTATATCTCTCAGCAAATCCTGGTTGAGCTTCATTAGAGAAAGCAGGACGTGCTGGTATATTATCTTTCCAAGTATCTTCAGGAGCAACCTGTCCTATCCACCAGATAAAACCATCCCTACCAACAAAATGATTTTTAAATAATCCTTCTTGTATCATGATGTCATCCCCGTTGGTTTCTTACCATATGAATCTCTTACTAAGTCAAGACTAGTTAAACTACTTCCTGGTGTAACTCTATGACATACACTAGCTACCATATATATGCCTCCACTTTCAGGATTAAGTTCTTTAGTTGGAGATCCCTTTAACTCTGGAACATCCAAGGTTACTAAATCTCCTGCCTTTATACTAAAATCACCAGGAATAGTAATCTGAGTTTTAATACTAAAGATTTGATTATATCTCATTATACTCTGAACCATTATATCTTCTGCTTTAAAATTAGACTCTGCTGGATCATTTTTCCAGTCTTCTAATTGAGCAGTAGTAGTAATTCCTTTAGGAAGGGTTCCTACATCCAAAACATGATTCATTAATCTAGTTGGTGAAGCAGTAAATTCTTTTGCTACAGTCTCACCAACTTCCTTATCTTCTTTACCAGCAGTTGATATATATTGCTTTTGCTTTGTAATATCATAATTTTTTACCCTATAATTAAAAGCAAAGTAATCAAAAAAGATAGATCTATTATTATAAGTACCCAACATTAAATTTTCTTGTAGATCGATATCCCTATTAATATCGTAAGTTAAAACCTTAGCATCATATCCTTCTGGTAATCCTGGAGTATTATTATAGATATACTTTTTAGTAGATTTACCTGAAAAAATATTATCAATACCTTTAAAATTAAATGCATCTCTAGTTTGGAAGAAAAGATATCCTGCTGGTCCTCCTTTTTCATTACCACCTTTAGGTTTTGGATCAGCACCTTCTACTTTCTCTGGAACAGCTTTAGAAGCTAACCAAGTACATGTATAAAAAGGTTTCTTTTCATTACCAATAAAATTATAAGTAACACCAGTATTATCTACTTCTATTTTCATATCTGTCTGTAATACATCCTGAAGAATGGTTGTAACATTATCAGATATCTTTCCTTCATATCTTTTTCTTACTCTAGTCTGCTCATTAGCAAAGTATTCTTTAGAAGCAAAATCTAAAAAGTAAACATCAGTTTGAGTACCTGGATCTACATCCCTCACTCTATTCACATATAAACCATCATCTAATTTTAATTCATTACCATAAGTATCTTCTATAGTAATATCAGTTCTCTCTCCACCACGAATAGGAAGACCATCTATAGTTCCAGGTGCATCTCCAGTCTTACCTTTATCTTCTTGGAAACCAGTCTCTACAACAGTAGCAGTAGCAGTAACATTATTTGATAACACACTTTCATAATAACGATAATCTACTACACCAGCAGACAAGTCGATAGAATTCTCATCTAAGTTAGAAGAAATCTTAAACTTAGAAATATTACCTGCCTGTGCTGGATCTATTTGTGCTGACATTATATCTTAGATAATTGACCTGTAACTACAGATTTGTTGTAACTATTTACTACGTCTTTCGTAGAGGCTGCTAACATTACTGTTTTAGAACCACCACCACCTCCACCACCAGAAGGAGGAGTAGGAGCTTCTTCTGCAATAATAGTCTTACCATCACTCTTTTCATAATCTGTTTCTTCTGAAACTGCATCTGCATCAGTCTCTACTATAGTGGGACCTATTTCAGCAGCATCAGATTCTTTTTTCTCACCAGGAGGGAAGAAAGATTTAGCAAGAAGTGGTACAGTCTTTGTAAGATCAAGAATATTCAACCAATTAGTAATTCCCAACTTAGTTTTATTTTCTTCTCTAAAAGTTTCTATAAATCTACCAAAACCACCACCAATCCATTTAAGAACTGCTTTACCACCACTCAAAATACCCATCAACTTTTTCTTAAGTAACTCACCTGCTGCTCCCCATCCATCACCCTTAAATCCTGTGTACAATAACTCACCAGCAAATTCACCTATCATCTCACCTAAGATTGTTCCAAGAACAGGAATAGGTATCAAAGAACCAAGTGCTCCACCAGCAGCAGCACCTAATCCTTTAAATAAAGTCATCCCAAGAGGATCACCAGCCAACATAGATGTGACTGCAACCAATAAAGGACCTATGATAGGAATCTTGATACCTTTAGATGCTTTAGCTAATGGTTTCATAGCCTTAGCATTATTAGCAAGTCCTTGTGCTGTCTTAGATCCCATCAATTTCTGTATAAATTTAAGACCACCCTTAATTGGTTTATTAACCTTAGAAGCAATCTTTTGAGCTTTGCTAGAAACCTTACTAGCCTGATTCATTAGGGGTTGCGTAACCTTTTGTGCCTTATTAGCAATCTTACTAGTAACCTTTTGAGCATTAGTTTTTACAACATCTTTTACTTTATTAACTTTACCTGTTACAAAATCCTTTGCCTTTGTTGCTGTGGTAGTAACAGCAGTTTTAGCAGCACTAATACCTTTTTGAGCTGCATTTATACCCTTTGATGCAACGTTAACAATTGGAGCAGTAAGAGTTTTTGCTGCAGTTTGAATACCCTTAGTAATAGCACCCATTCCTTTACTTGCCCAACCAAAAATCTTCTCACCCACTTTCATAAAGCCATTTTTAATCAAGTTTCCAAAAGCTTTAAAAGGTGCAGCAATTATCTTTAATGATTTAGTAGTTGCCTTTCCAATAAGGCCGAATGATGATTTTAAAAGTGGGAATCCGCTGCTGATCTCAAGGAAGACTCCTCTAAAGACCCACATCATCTTATCCCAGTTCTTTGTTATAAACTCAAAACTCTTCTTAATTTTATCAGCATTATTAATTAAGAATAAAACAAGAGTACCCAACGCAATATTCACAAGGAAATTCATCATAAAGTCAAGTGGACCCTTTGCCTTCTTCATTATCTTCTTACCTATACCCTTTCCTTGACCATCACCTTTTTCTAATTTCGCTTCTCTTGCTGCCTTTGCCTTCTTTTTCTTTAGTTCATCTAATGTCTTTAATTCATCTTGCTGTTGTTGTTTTAGACCACTACTTACTGTTGATATACCATCAGTAAGACCAACAATATTATCAAGTGTCTCACTTAAAGCACTAAAGCTAGTTTTTCCACCACCACTACCAATAGTAGCTGAATCACCACCCTTATCTCCTCCACTAGGAACCAAAGCACTAACTGGTTCTACTTTAGGAACAATTGCTCCTCCTCCAGCATAAACGCTCTCCTTCTGCATTATATTTTTTGCTACCTGTCTCTTATCCTTCTTCTTATCCTTTTTACCTTGTACAAAATTCTTTGCTTTCTTTTTAATCGCACCCTTGCCTACCTTCTTGGCTAAAGCTTTGACTCCCATTACCAGAAAATTAAGTGCCATCTATCTCACCCCACCAAATTATAAATTGACTTGATAGTTAAGAATGAAGTGCTACGAACATCTTCAGCAGAAAATCTATCAACTCCACCAGCATTAGCAGATCCACCAGCACTTGCACCAGCAGTCCCACCTTTAGGAGCAAGAACAATTACTCCACTACCAGAACCAGGAGGTGCAGGAACATCAGGCACACTTCCTCCACCAGCAAACTTCATCATCTTTGGTTTATTAGTTCCACCACCACTCTTATTCATAGCCATCAAATTACCCACACCAATCTGATCTACAGCACCCTTACTCATAACAAACTCACCAGGAGTTAGCATTGCAGGAACAGTATCACCTTCACCCTTACCAGGAACTTGTCCTCCCTTATTAAATCCTCCTACCTTTTTAGATACTTCTCTTGGATCTAAGAATAATAAATTATTATCATCATCTATCTTCATTGCTGCATCCCTTTTTGCATCAGATGCTTTCCATGCATCACTAGCATTAAGAATAGGATAAAGCTGTTGTTGTGGCATACTTACAAGTCTTCCCTTATCTTCAGGGTACTGAACCACATCCATAAAATTAACATCTTCATATCCCTCTTCTTTACGCAAAGAATCAACAAGTTGCGTCTGATTCTCTATTAAATCAGGCATCCCAATAGAACCACCCAACTCAATCAATTCTTCTTTCTCCTCTACTATCTTACCATTTACGTCTTTAGTAGTAGATGTAAATTTATCAAAATTATAAATTAATTGATCAGGTAAAACTTGACCCATTCTATATCCAGGTGATCCAAAGTGAGATGTATCTCCTCTATTTGCCCAATAATCTCCCTTACCACCAGGAACTACACCACCACCAGACATAGCAACAGCTTCTCCACCTTTACCACCACCTTCCCATCTAGGAATCTGAGGTGCTTCATCTATAGTAGGTATATTCCATACAGGAACTTTAAAACCACCAACAAGACTTAAAGCTTTATTGATACCATCTCCTATAAATTTAAAACCAGCATTAATACCATCAAGTATAAAATTAATTGGTTTAACTACCCAAGTCCAAAGACCTTTCATAAAACTATTAATAAAATCAATAAGACCATTAGTGAACTCCCTAATGGGTTTCATAATCTTCTCAGGATTCTCCAATATATTGAGTAGTCCCATTACAGCACCACCAAGAAGAATATTAGTAAAGAAATTTATTATAGTATCCATGAAACTCTTCACTGGTTTCACTGCTTTATCAACAGATTGACCAAGCATACTCTTTCCACCTTTGGATTCTAACTTAGCTTCCCTCGCATCATCAGCAGAAGAATCCTCATCTAACTTTAATTTTTCATCCCTTTCTTTATTAATATCTATTTGATCCTCAAAATTACCAAGTATCTTTTCTAAATTCTCTTCTATCTTAGTAAGACTAGGATCTAAAGCATTGTTTATAAAATCTTTTACCTCTTGTATAGGAGAGTCCTTACTTTCTGTATCAATCTGTGCTTCTTCTGCTGCTTCTGGGTCTTTACTTACTCCATCCACATCTGCAGCAGCAGATGATGCACCAGAACGACCAGATTTTCCAGTGGAACCAGCAGAACCAAAACCACCAGCAGATCCTGATTTACCACTTTTACCACTTTTACCCTTTGCACCAACCTTCTTAGAAACTTTACCTAGAAACTTTCTAAAATTTATTTTAGTCGCTTTATTTTTTAATCCACCCTTACTAATTTTAAATCCTTCTTTTCTATCTTGTGGAGATAACTGTGTTCCAGCTATAGTACCTGATTGTTGAAGTTCAGTAGCAAACTTCTCATAATTCCCTGGATCTAAAAAAGACTCACCACTAATTCCTGCTGCTCCATCATCACCAGAAGAACCAGCACCACCATCAAGTCCATCCAATCCAGAAGCACCATCTACTCCAGAAGTACCATCTGATCCAGAAGTACCATCTACTCCAGAAACACCAGCAGCACCATCTTTACCTGCTTTACCTGCTCTAATGTCTCCTAATGCTTGTATTACTATATCTGTTAAATTACTTATTGATGTATCTCTATTTTTGTTTCTATCTGCCTCTCTGTTTGTCCATATTTCTACTCCAGTTTCTAAATTTTTTATTCTTCCTTCAACACCAGCAACACGCCCCAATGCCTTCCTTTGCAATGCAAAGGATTTACTTAATGTCTTGTGTAGACTTTCTAGTTTAACAGCAATATCTTTCTCAACTTTATCAACCCTTCCCCCTGAATCCTGAAGACCCGCAACTTTAGCCGCTAGTTTATAATGAGGGTCATGTTTTGCCCTCATCGCATCTATCATACTAGGTTTTTTACTAGGCATTCTGCTTTTGTTTGCGCTTGAGTTCTTCTTCTTCTAAGTGTTGCTTGAGTAGAGCTACGTATACATCTCTCTCCCAAGGCATTAGATTTTCTATCTCAGTTAATGAATATTTATGGTACTGCATCAAGGCAAAGTTCAATTTATAATAATTCTCTAGATCCATATGGATCATGCCTATGCGAAAAAAGACGATAGTCCCTCCAATACTACAGTACTCTTCACTTTAGTCTTAGGGTTAGTCACTTTAAGTTCATGAGATAACTTAGGCATTGTTTCAAAAAACTTCTCAATCTCTTTGAATTGTTGAGTATTCATTTGCTCTAAGAATCCAACAATTTCTTTCTTAGTACAATCAGCAGTAGACCATACTTCCTCTTCATTGAAAACTTTATCTATACAATTAGCTATGAGATCAAAGGATTGTTCCATATTATTTCCTTCTTTGAAATCAAAATTACTTTTAATAAATTGATCCAGAGAAGGGTACTTCATCTCCATCATTAAATCATCATCTACTTTAATCTGTTTAGTATGTTCTTCACTCTCTTTAACTTTAATCGCATCAATAGCAATAGTTACTGGAATAGAAGTAGTATCATCATCAGGAGCAATAATATTAACTTCCACTTCCTCACCCACAGACTTACCACGAATATTGAGGAATAAAAACTCAATATCAAAAGTAGGAAGAGTCTCTACTTTAATTCCCTTTGTAAGAATACACCCCTTAATGACTTGTTTAATAGCAGTTGTAATCTGCTTGGTATCTTCACTCTCTAAAGCAAGTACAAGTAATTTTTCTTCCTTAACTAAGAAAGGTCTATAATCAATTATTTCCTTCGTTGATGGCAGCTCCAAGTGATAAGTTGGAGTAGATATGGTGGGTAATGGCATTTCAAATCAAATCATTCAGTATTATATATAGGGGACTTTTTCTAGAAAAAATTAAATATACTATTAACTAAATCAAAATTAGAACTAGTTGTAGAAACAGGAACATTCTTTCTTTCTCTTACATATCTAATATAACTCATAGTTACATTAACTTCTAAAAGACTACTACCCTCATAAGATATAGGAGTAGATGCTATACTTTCAGGAAAAGCACCAACAAAAGTATATTGTAATTGTTTAGGATCTACAAAACGAGAACTACTACTTCCAGCAAAAGGAACATCCTTCTCAAATTTTGTTAGATATATTTCAGATCTATAATCATTAGGATAACTCATTCTATAATTAGCATACCTACTCTTATACATGTTTCTATTCTGATCAACACCTACTCGAGTTATATAATCAATCCATCCTTCAAAAAATTCTATTACATTATAGTCATGATCAACTAGGAAACTTAAATCCATAGTTCCATCATACATTCTTCTATATACCATCTTTTCAGAGACACCAGCATAATCATTAGTTACATCATGAGTAGCTGAAGCAGAACCTGGAAGGACTGCACTTTTACATAACAATTCTAAATCTTCTCCTTGTCTACCATAATCAAACTCTCTACCATTCTCCCTCAAAAAATTAAAAACAGTCGCTGGTGGTTGTAATTTAACTTGATAAACAGAAGTTTGAGCAAGATTAGATATTCTGGTTTTTAAATCAGAAGTTCTATATGGTCTGGGCGTTATATTCGCCATCTATAAATAATCTTAATTACTATTACTATGTAGGTGAGAAATGGATGGCTGGTACTTATAAAAGTATTTTCAAACCAAAGAACCCTAAGAAATACCTTGGGGATGCCTCCAATATCATTTGTAGAAGTAATTGGGAAAGAACATTCTGCAATTACTGTGATTCTAATGATAAGGTAATCACTTGGGCATCTGAAGAATTCTTTATTCCATATGTCTCTCCACTTGATAATAGACGTCATAGATATTATCCTGACTTTCTAATTCAAGTAAAAGAAGATAATGGTAAACTAAAGAAATATGTTATTGAAATAAAACCCAAAAGAGAAACTCGTGAACCTAAAAAAAGATCAAGAGTTACTAAAACATATATCAATGAAGTGAAAACCTATGCTGTAAACCAAGCAAAGTGGAAATATGCTAATGAATTTTGTAAGGATAATAGTTTAGAATTTAAAATCATAACAGAGGATGAACTCTATGATTCCAGAAGGTTACGTAGAAAGCAAACTTAATAGACTGGAACATGTAGTAAGTGACATCATTGCTATGGAAGATCCAGATGATATGATGCTAGCTGTTACTGAAACTCTAACTGAAACTGAACTAATTCCTGAGATAGGAAAGTATTATACCTTTATATACGCACCTAAAACTCCAAGAATTAGGTACGATCAGTTCCCTTTAATTGCTTGTGTTGGTCTTTTTAGGTGGGGATTTAGAGGAATGAACTACCATTGGGGTGGTGATTTTAGAAATTATACTTGGGAAGAGGTGTTAGGTCAGCTACATATAGCATACCCAATGGAGATGGAAGACCTTCGTTCTATTCCATATCAAAACTTCAAGATAAATATATAAAAGTTCTGTGTAAATGGCATCAGATACTACTGGTTGGAATCTTTATACTGATGAAGATCCAGATGAAACTTTCGAATATAGAGCTAACTATAGACTCGATAAGAAAGTAGGAACAATCCAATCCAAAACCACCGCTATAGTCATTACCAATAAAGGTAGTGGAGATTATACCGTCTATGAAGATAATGGTTTACTTGCTGGACTTGGTACAAAAATATATTCTTTAGATGCAAAGACTGGTAATATAAACATTAATGATACAGGTCGTTTTGATGCTATATTTGATGGAGATAATGCAGATCAATTTAGAAACGTTAATAAGAGTACTAAAAAAGCAACTTTAAGTTTAGCTCAACAAGGTATAGAAATTAACCACCCTCAAACCCTAGATAATTATAAGAGATTAATTAATAAAGATGCATATAAATCTTTAGGAAAAAACACAGCAGTAGTTAATGTTAATGATCAAAATAATGATTTAAGAAATGATTCTGCTCCAGTAACAGGAGATGAAGAGAAACCTAACAGAGCACTAGCAAAATCATTTGTTGTAGGAGGAAGTGCAGAAGTATTAAGATATCCTCGTCAAAGTTTAGAGCAATTTGGATATGACTACATCCAAATCAAAGCCTTTGAATATGAAACAGGTGGAGCACTTTCTGGAGCTGATAGAAAAAGAGGGTTTGGACCTGGAGGAAGATTTAAAAAAGGATATGAAACCATCCAACTTCCTATGCAACCAGGACTTTCAGAAAGTATGGGAGTTGCTTGGGGTGAAGATACTCTGAATGAGATCCAAGCACAGGCTGCTAGAGGTGCTATGAGTGCTATGGGTAACGCAGCAAATGGGAATTTTAAAGCAGTTGGAGCAGATGTAGCAAAAACTTTTGAGGATATGGCAGGTTCATTAAAAGATGAAGGCACTAAAAAAGCTGTTGCTGCTTACTTTGCTGGTCAAGCAGTAGGAGCCAATGTTATGGGACGTGCTACTGGTAATGTTATTAATCCAAACTTAGAACTTCTCTTTACTGGTCCTCAGATGAGAAGTTTTAATTTTAATTTCACACTCACACCCAGAGATAGAGAAGAAGCTAGGACTTGTCGTAAAATAATCAGAGCAATGAAGAGAAATATGTCTCCTCAAAGATCTGATCAAAATTTATTCTTAAAAACTCCTAGAATATTCGAACTAAAATACATATATGGTGAAGGAAATACTGAACATCCCTTCATGAATAAATTTAAACCTTGTGCTTGTAGATCTTTTAATGTGAATTACACACCTGATGGTTCTTATATGACTTATGCTGGTGAACCATCAATGACTTCATATACAATTGGTATGAGTTTTGGAGAGATTGAACCAATCTATGCTGATGATTATAAAGGTGGAAATAACGCAGTAACTATGGGATTCTAAAATGGCTAAAAATTATTTCAAATACATTCCAGATTTTGATTATGTAAGTCGTCTTTCCAAGGCGCAAAACATATCAGATTATCTACGTGTAAAAAATCTTTTTAAAAGAACAAAGATATCAGAGGTTATATTTAAAGATCTTACTTACTTCACTAAGTATCAGATAATTGGTGATGAAAGACCTGATAATATAGCATATAAAGTTTATGGTGATTCTAATTTAGATTGGTTAATAATGCTTGCTAATAATATAATATGTCTACAAGATGAATGGCCATTAGAACACAAGTCTTTTTATAATTTTCTTCTACAAAAATATAGTTCTGATACAGGAATAGATAGCGTTCATCATTATGAAACTCAAGAAGTCAAAAACACTCAAAAGAAAGTAATAGTTCCAAAAGGATTAGAAGTTAATGAGACATTCTCTATAACTTATTATGATTCAGGTTTAGGAACTGAACAGATTGCTACTGGTATTACAGATGCTATTACTAATAAAGAATATGAAGAGAGAATCAATGATGATAAAAGAAATATATTTTTAGTTAAACCTAACTTTGTAGGATTGATTATAGAAGAAATGGAAAATGTAATGCCTTATCCAAAAGGAAGTACACAGTATGTTTCTCCAACTGTAGTGAAGGGAGAAAACATAAGAATCTACGATTAAAAAAAGTAATAGGGACAAAAAAAATGGGGAGATTTTTTCCCCCCATTTTTGGAATTAAAAGTTGAATTTCCCTCAGCTCTCTGCAAGTTTTGCAAAGTAACTTAGTGGATCTTCTTCGTCCTCAGTTACAGGAGCAGAAACATTCTTACTCTCTTGATAAGAAGTCTCTAACTTCTTAAGGACTTCTTCTTCAGTAACCTTCTTGGTTTCCTGAGCAGCGTACCCATCATACTCAGTCTGTTGAGCAGCCTGAGCCTTTGCTCTAGTGCCAAGAACATAATCTAAACGCTTCTTCAAATCTTCATAAGATTTGAACTGATCTGCAGCAGTAAAGGCAGTCAATGAATGCTGCTTCTTCCACACTGCTTCTAAAGCATCATCATCAGTTAGTAAAGGACTTGGTGAATCGAACTCTGACTTATCATAGTTCCAAAAACCATCCTTCTTCTGTAACTTCAACTTGAAGTTAGCACCTTGCCAGAAATCAAAAGGATTGATTGGTGTCTCATCTTCAAACTCTGGTTGCATAACATCCATAACCTTGTCAAAGATCTTCTTACCGAATTTGTAAAGGAAAACTCCACCCTCATTTTGAGGATTGGTAGGATCTTTTACGACATAGATGTTTGCATAGTAGGAAAGCTTACGCTTTTGCTTACGTACTGTATCTTTATCTGATTCATTACCACTATTCCATAGAGATCTATTTAAATCTCCAACAGGATCTTTTCCTCCCACAGTAGTCAGGGAGTTCTCAATGTACCAGCCACCTGGTCCTTGGAATGCGTGAGAAAATAACTTTACCCAAGGGAGATCTTCTCCATCTGGTGCAGGTAGAAATCTAATAACAGCATAACCGTTACCACTCTTGTCCATCTCTGGTTTCCAGAGACGATCATCGGTGTTACTACCACCTGTGTTATTCATCTTCTCGACTTCTTTGACTAGCTTGCTAGTTAAAGAGCCCAAAGAGCTCTGCTTTTTAAGGTCTGAAAAACCCATTCGTATTACCTCGTATTGGTTGTATTTGGCTTGTTTGTACTCAATTATTCTACTTGAAGATCTATGACCTGTCAAGTTGTTTTTTCAATTCCTTGATTGCTTTATTCATTTGCCCAAACATTAGAGATAGATCCCCATTTTTAGGGAACCCAAACATTTCGGCACTATCAGTAATCTGTTTTTTCATCTGCTGTGCTTGAGGATCATCCGATAAACTAACTCTTTGATAAAGAATCTGTTGTTTATGTAATAATCTTTCAAGAGCATTGATGTGTTCAAATTTATCCCTATCATTCATATTAGGGAAAGTCCAGACGTTAGAGTAGATTTTATTTTGTAAAATCTGTATCTCTTTCATCTCTTCTTGCACTATTTCTGAATCGAAGAAATTCATTTGGAAACAATCTGTTTTAGAATTTTTTTAAACTTGAATACATCTATATTTATGAAGGTATTATATTTTTCCATCCTCATAGAGAGGAATTTCCATACTGGATCTGGTAACTTTTTATCAAACTCTTTTTTAAATCCTAATATCTTATCAAGTAATATTAGAGTCTCTAATGATATATTATTTTGCAAATGTTCCTTCACCAAAATAGGATGCTTACTTCCTTCTATCTTAAACACACTATCAAAATCCTTACCAGAAAATAAATCTCCCACCTCTTGCTTGAACATATAAGAAAGTGATTGTAATTTCTTTCTCCAATTGGTATAATTCTTCTCACCATTCTTCATAATCTCTCCAATCCATAATGATTGAGGATCATCACAAGAAACAAAATTAGATACAAAGAAATCTACTACCTCTTCATCTGATTTCTGTCTGCTCAATTTCTCAAAGAAAAATCTATCCTTTCTTCTATAAAAAGAATTGATAGATGCTCTAGACTTACCACAATACTTATGGTAGTCATAATTATCCTTTGTAAAATGATTCTTCAGTCCAAGATAGGATTTATAAGTTTCAAAAGGATTCACTTTTATCATATAGGAAGTTTAGCACGAGATGTCCTCTTAAGTAAATTTAATTCCATTGCTTCACACTTAAGTTTCTCTTTCAATGGTTTTGTAATTAACTTAGGTACTGATTCTACATCTATATTATTCTGTTCACAAAAATGTATAATAGCATCAACATAACTCATGCCATTATTCTTATGTGCAATAACTTCTATTGCTTCTGTGAATCTCTTAGCACAATAGAATTTATTTTCTATTAGCTCATCTAGTTTCTTCCCTTCAGTCTTTGCCATATTCTTGTAACTTGAAGTTAACAAACTCTCTAATATATTCGGAGAGTAACTTAATGTACT